GCTTGGGCGTATCCATTAAGCTATCGTCAGCAAGATCTAATCCAAGTACTTGCATGATGTGACTGAATGACTTTTCAATCTCTGCAATCTTGTCTTTGCGATCTAATGTTGTTTGGAATGTAGGAGTCTCGACTCCCATTTTGACTAGATGCTCGTGTACCTGTTGACCCAGGTCAGAGTCCACCTTTGTTTTGTTGTATGACATAGTTTTCCTTCCTTACTCGGATAATTTAAAAAATTGCTACCTTTGTGTAGCAAATCTATTTAGTGTTAGTATATAGACGATCTACACTACTAGCACCATATTTTTCTACATAGTCAGGTGTCTTGGACAGTTCCGCCTCAGCGACCCGTCTACGTAAACTGCTTGAACTGAAGCTATGATCTCTACCATTAAAGAACAGCTCAATTCCACGCCTGTGACAGATCTCACGACCTGTAAACTCTTTATGCTCGTACTCTACTCCAAGGATGCGTACATTGATTGGTAGCATAAGCAATAAGTCTTCTAAATCCTTTTCGGTATTATAAACCCAAATCTCATCCACGTACCTACTGCCCTTGAGTTGCATTTGTCGTTCGACAATGCTTTGAATAGGCTTATTCTTCTCTGGACGATCCAGGGTTGGATCGTTTTGTAGGCCTACGATCAAATAGTCGCATTGTGTTTTTGCTTCTTGAAGCATTGCTACATGGCCTGCATGTAACAAGTCAAAGGTACTACAAGTGAATCCAGTTTTCATATTAACGAAGGTTTTTTAATAATGCACCTGCCGAGAAGAAGTTTTCTTCTAGATAGTCGTGCTGTTGTTTGATAGCACTGCTCATACTATCAAAGTCTGCCATGCATTGCTTAATGTGTGCAACTAGCTTGTCTTTGTTAGCAACATAGCTATTCCAAGAACTGGTCCACTCGCTGGGGTACTTGCTAACATCTAAATACATTTCACTGTAGCTTAGTCTGTCGGGTACTAGTGGTAGTGCATTAACGCACAAGGCTTCGTAACAACTAATACCCAGTGTTTCTTGCAAGTTAGCACTGAACACAATCTTACTTTGACCTAGTAGCTTGTGATACTCTGCTTTGGTTAATTGCTGTTCTTGGCACACTACCCATTCATATTCCGGCATTGCAGTAGCAAGATCTTTGAAAATCTCAACCTGCTTCTCTGGAGCAATACGATGCGGGAACAAGATAAGGTCACGCTTAGGTTGTTTAGAACTTTCAAATAAGACTGGTGTTAGATAGTCCATGGGCCAGCCACTGCGGATAATCTTCTTGTTTATTAGTTGGCGATCCAACCAAGTCTCATAATCACCATATGCTTCAAACAAGTTTAGTGCAAACATATCAATGTGAAACTGTGTGGCAAAGTAGTTGTGATCTACTGCTTCGTAGAATGCCTTCTCAGCATGTCTTACCCACGGCTCATTGCCAATAAGTCGTCCTAGAAAGTCTTGCGGGTCATAACTGCCAGCATGCCATAGTGCATGGATAGTTACAGGAATACCCAGCAACTCACTCATGTACTTTAGATTAATGATCCCAGGATGCCAAGCATCTGTAAAAATAAAATGACTATTAGGCTTAACTGATCCGGAGCAAAATAGTCTACCCATCTGCTCCACTTGTGAAGCCTTATAAATGTTGGTACCGCCAAAATTAAGGAAAGCACCAGGAGTAGTGGCACTAGGAATATCCGTAGGGCCAGAGATAACTTGAACATTGTGACCTGCTCCTTGTAGTAGACGTGGGATATGATCTTTCCATTGACCCGTGTAGCGAGTCTCAACGGATTCAAGATCAACTAAAAAAATGTTACTCATTGAAAAATCCTTGATTAGTTAAAAAAGGTAGCATGACGGAATTGAACCATATTTCATGACCTTTAGTGTTAGGATGATAGTTACCTGGTTCTACAAAGTAGTCCCAATTATTGTCAAAGTAGTCAACGATGCCAGTGCGTGATATAACTGTTGAGAAGTCTATTTGTTCTGCAAGGTAATTAACTATCTGATGGTTCATCTTTTCGATATCAGCTAAGATAGCGGTGACCATGAACTGTTGATAAAACTTAACACCTTTAACTTTACATAGATTTTGTAGAAAGATCATGCTTTCTAAATTTGCATGTAGATTAGCCGCAGTGTCTGTTAAGTTCAAAATAGCCTTGCTAACTGGCCCGTCGTCCCTTGCCGCAGAGAAAATATACCAACCTGGACTTTGATTGAACAACGCTGGGGCATTATGTAACTGTCCTGTAATGCCGGGCAGTTGTAATACTTCTTGACGAGGACTATCTGCATGATTTTTCAAATCAAGAAATTGAGAATCCCACCAAAAGTTGTTCTCCACCCAATGCACTATTAGGTTTTGAATTACACTACGGTTCTCTACATATAAAGAGCGACGTTCTAATCCGCTCCACATGGCAATAACAGCAATCTCTGAGGGTTGGTATTCCCTCAGAGATTCTATTAGTTCTAGACTAGCTTTCTTTTGTATTAGTTCTTGACCTTGGCTTGGGATACTAAGGTTTTTAACTACTACACTAGAATCCAGTGCTGTAACATACTTTGCTAACTGATTCGGCCACGTGCAGGGATCTGTATCTAATACACCAGAGGATACGCTACATCCGGTAGTAATAATTTTTTTAATCTGCACTTGGCTAACCTTTATTAGCGATTGTTGTTATGTTCTGCCCGTGCGTTACGATTCTTCCTACGCAAGTAGGCTTCGTACTTTCCCCAAGTGGTGTTGGGCTTGTAAAGATCTGCCTCATTAAAAGGCTTCCCTTCAAAGCGGCACCAGTCCCTGTATGCATCCAGGTCTTCGAAGATCTTCTCGACTTCTGGCTTCAAACGTAGGTACTTTGGATTTACTTTAGACATATTATTATCTTACCTGTTTTGTTAGATTTAAAATTTAATGAAGCAGCCGTTCTCGCCGTCTTCACTTACGTCAATCCAGATATCACGACCTGGATATCTTGCAGAAATGGTTGCGTTTAAATCTTCCGCAATCATTTCGCAGGATTTGTAGTCAAGCTCTAGTGTGCCATCTGTGTAGCACTTCTCGAGCCAACGTTTAAATTGAATAAACTCAATGTCACGGTCATCGTGAAACACTTGAATGTAAACTTTAAAATGGAATATGTGACGATGTGCATTAGCTAAGAAGCTAACATCGTATTCACCTGCTGTACATAGATTAGGGTCTGTACCTGCCGCTGGATAGCGATGGATACCTTCCTTGCGGAAAGTAACCCAGATCATTTTGTGTGGGCGAATGTCTTGTTTGATAATCATAGTGATGTGTCCTGTGTATATTGATCCCAGTAGGTAAACTTGTCTTTACCCATTAAGCTCTGCAAGTGATGAGTCCATACGCCGGGATTAGTGGCACCCCATGTACGGTCGTCTAACTTTAATGTTGCATTGTAATTAAGTTGATTAATGTAAGGTAGCTTAACACTAATCATAGGAACAAATCGTTCATACTCGCAGTAACCAGATTCAAGTACGCCTTCAATATGTTCAACGCCGAAGTCTAAACTTACCCAGTATCCTGCCTTCAAGCACCCAATGACAACTTCGTCCCATGCCTTGTAATCTTCTGTATCGGCAACCGGATTAAAACTTTGACTAGTGCCAAAGTAGATATGTTTAATACGCTTATTCTCGTCTGTGTAAGACTGTGTATCATTAGCAATGCGTAGGATGTCTTCTAGTGGAGGGGTACCTACTACAAACAATGTGTACATACCATAACAAATAGTATGCTCCACTTCATAGCCAGTAAAGTAAACTACTCCTTGACGCTCTTCAGTGTTTAGTCCCATTTAATATAACCTCTGCTGTAGCCGCTTGGACGATCCACACCATCCGCAAACGCCTGTTTCCATTCTGTGTTACGATTATAACACTTTGTCCAGAACTTGTCAACATTTAATAGACCATTCTTGATCCATTCAACTGCTAGTTCCATGTCATGGTAGAATCCAGATACTCTTGGACTCGGATAAACCATTGTGCAGGCTTTCCATAGCAAGCTCTCCATCTCTGCCTTGCTAACGGTTCTGCTCACGCCTTGAATAACCAGTGCTTGTGTATTTAGAATTGGATCAAGGAACAACTCTCTATTACCAACCAAATCAATCACAACATCATATGTTCCGGTTGGTTGGTTCTTTAGTTCTACATTGCCCCATATATCTTTGTTGCTACTGCCCAAGACATCAATTTCAAATTCTACGTTTTGAATCTTTAACGATTGATATGCAACATACGCAAGGAAACCCGATCCCACTAACAGTAGTCGACTATTTGGGCCTGCACGACCTAACACTTCGGTTAGGTAACCTGTAACAATGTTAAGGCCGCAAGCTACAGGCTCGATAATGTACTTAGGGTGTGCTTCAGGAACAGTAACGTACTCGTCGATGCGTACATTGTAATAGTCTGCATAAGCAGGTTCGCCACGTGTAGCAACAATGTCACCTACTTGCGTAATACCGATGCCATTACCAACTTTGGTTACAATACCAAGGCCTTCATGTCCTTGCATGTGTAAAGGCAGTGGACCAAAGTTACCTTGCATCATGTCGATATCACTGCGACATACGCCAGTCATCAAAGCCTTAACTTCGATCTCGTATTCACCGGGTTCAGGTTTATTGTATTCTACTTCTTCGAAGTAGCCCTGCCCTGTAGTTTGTAAACAACGTGTCATAGGTTTTCTATTTGTCGATGAATCCATAGGTCTTGAGCAAGTTGCTCTTTCCAGTAGTCATCATTATTTAGGTTAGTGATAGCAGACCCTATCATTTTCTTATATGCTTCTTCTGGACATAAGCCAAGTTCAAATCTTATAGCGGTTGTAGCTGTTTCGAAGCTAATACTACTATCGTCGGCGATGTTATCTTTCCAGTTTGCTGTTAGTACCCATGTAGTGTTGCCGTTTTTGAATTCGAATTCACAAAAGTCATCTACATTGTAAATGCCATCGTGGTTAACAACACCATAGTCTGTGTCTACTATGTCTGGTAGTACATGCCGCTGTACAGCATTGGCATATAGTTTGTTCCCGATTTTATAATTTGATAGTACACAGTAATAACTTAACATGTGTGGGATTAAATCTCTACTAACTCCACCGAATGAAAGATCTTTAGTAGTAAACCAACTACCTGGATTTGGAATACGATTTTTACTATTCCATTTAACTGTTACTCTAGTGGCAGTATCTGCAAGTTCTTTAAACTTTGTAATCTGTTCACGATACTGGTTGTTCTTGACCATTGTAATTCTAGTCGAGGGAAAGTCTATTGTTAGATTCTTCCAAGCATCGCTGTTAATTACACCAGGCTTTTCTACGAAGATGACACTTGCATGTGGTGCTACTTCTCTAGCAATAGATTCGTGTGTACAGTTTGGTGTGCAAATGTTAACAGTATCAAAGTGACCATGCTCTGCAATAGCATCTTGTACTGATTTAAAGTCTGCATCCTTTAAAGGATCTACAGTGATTACCTGATAGCCCAGGCTTACCAATACAGGTTTATATACTGCTTGGCCAAAGCCCATGCCTACTATAAGGCTTTTTTTCATAACTTACTCGAAAAATTTGTTATAGGAAGTGGATGCGTTAAGTGTCTTTTTACCAGTAGCACCACGTGTACCGATGATACTCATCCAGTACCGGCTGTATTCTTCTACTAGTTCTTCTGCACGAGCTTTATCGCTAGTAGCAAAAATGTCTTCTACAATGTCACGGAAGAATTTCAAATCACCTTCTGTGTGCATTAGCATGCTAGGCTTGGCGCCAGCATCGTACTGGCGATTAGCTTCTTGAACTGCATGGATGTGTGTCCATACATTGTGACCCATTTGGATAGCATAGCTGAAACTATCCCAGCTAGTCTTACCTTCTTTGCCGATTTTATTTAGGTCACCGGGGGCATAGATGCAAACATCTTTCATCTCAGTGCGCTGAATGATTGGACTGTCGATGAAGTTACGGAAGTGTCCATCTTGCATAACTGCATCACGGAATCGCCGAGTATCAGTTGCATACTTCTTATCGTCTACACTAGGGCTCATGCGGTAACTCCACTTCTGTTGATCTGTTGTATCAACTTCGTAGTAGATTTGTCCGTTGGCTGTTGCTAGGAAAGGACTTGCACAATCAAAACTTACAGTGAAGTTCTCGTTATGATGCTTACGCACAGCACGTTGAATGTCTGTAAGCAAAGTAGCCCACTCTAACTTACTGGTACCTAAGAAGTGCATCCAATCATGGATTCCTTTTTCAAGTAAACCGTCAAACCTCAATGCAACGAGTCTTCGTAATGTTAAGTGGATGTCGCACATATTCTGTCCACCCATAGCCCAGCCGTTAAAATGTCTGCCGGGGTATTGTTTTGGGTCACAGTATTTCTTCATGTGATCATACCAGCCATCGGCATCAGTATGATTTTCGCCTTGTAGTACGTTTAGGAACTTACAGTTACCGTTGCGATTGTTAATAAACCAATCGTTGTTAATGAATGTACCTTGTACTGCTTCGTCGTATGTGGTAATGCCTGTGGCTTTCTGTCCAGCAGGACTACGAGCAACCCATGCTGGAATATCTAACCCCATACCATAATCCATGTATGCATCCATCCACGCCAGCACTTGCTCACGCTTCTTCTGTGCCTTAGGACAGTTAGGATCTTTCCAGTTGCCTTCCCATACGCCTTTACCAATTTGGAATCCGCCAGAGTCGCCTAGTAAAAATGTATTTGCACGATCCCGATTACGAACCATATCTTCTTTTGGCGCAATCTTAGTGGTATCTAAATCAGCGTGTCCAGCGGAATACAAACTCCACTTATATGTAAAGTAGCCTTGGTCTGCATTCAACCAATTCATGCCTTCAACGCCATGTTCGAAGTCTGTTGGGACTCGTGCAGGGTCAACGTATGTAGGATCATGCCGTTGCTTGCCTACATACGTTGCGTAAAATCCGCTAAGTGCAGGAAGAAACACTGCATAGTCGTTTTGTTTAGCGGTAAGGTTATCTCTGTCGAACATGTGTTTATTTTACTTTTTATTAGAGTTAAAGTCAAGAATTATTTAGACAACGTCATGATAAAGAATTCATACTTTACCAAACCACTGTCCAATTCAAAGCACATGATACCGTCTGCAATCTTTAGCTTAACAGTCTTGGCGTTTGCACTTAGGTTAAGAATCTTCTGGAATGTCTGTACTGGATACTGCTGGACATTAATCTTACCAACTACATCAGTGGCAAAAGTAAAACTACCGCCGCTGGTTGCAGGAGTACCAAAAGTAATAACTAGCTTGTCTGCATCGCTTTTAATCATAAAGCTCTGCTCTCCGCTGTTAGCAGATGCTTGCATGTTAAAACGTTGGATACTAGCTACAGGTGGAGTAACTTCGGCAAGCCACTGGATACCTTTGGCTTTTAAGTTAGCCTTAACTAACGTTTCAATTAGTGTTTGGCTCATGAAGCGATAGCTGTTAGTAAAGTCGCCTGCGGCATTGGTAAACACTACTTTACTCAACTTGCCATCGTCGTCATTGACTAGCGCAATCTTTTCATTTTCCTTGTACTCTGGACACTTGATTAGATAGTCAAGTAGTTCGAGTTGACCGAGACCATACACTAGTTCGCTGTCGCCAATCTTCAGCGAAGTTTCAGCAGTTACTACTGATGTCTTGTCGGCGGCAGCACTCTTAATAGTCATGCCATCTGCGGTCTGTGTAATATGCAAGGCTGGAAATACTCCAACGCTGTGAACATATTTGATTAAGTCTTGTAATACATCTTTGATCATGGTGTTTCTTCCTTAGGTAAATCTGATATTGTAATTAGACGATCTAGTGCCTGAGTATCAACTTTTCTGTAATTCTCTGGCGCCATACCGTACACTGAGGTATCTCCGGGTTTCTGAACTAACATACAAGTAGACCTAGGAGCATCGTCTACTGTAATCTTTAATGGTATCAATTCTTCGTTGCGTACCAAGTCGATAAATTTCCAGCGATCCATATATGCCCAGTGCTTTTGTTCTATCCAAGCATAGTCTTCGCTGTTAAATGCATCTGCAAAATGAATCATTGCTCTGCCGCCGGGCTTGAGCACACGATTAACTTCTTTGAGCATAGCTTTGATTTCATCTGGAGACATCAATGGAAAGGTCTCCCAGCTGAATACAAACTCTACACTATTGTCTTCCATGCCTTGTAGCTGTCGCATTTTAACAGTTACAAAACGCATACGATCCATTTCAAAGAATAAGTCGGCATATCCTTCTTTGACATAGTCAAACAACTGTGGATTGATATCAGCACAGATGATTGGGTTAAAACTAGCTAGCTCACGCTTCCATACACCCCTACCACAGCCCAAATACAGGCAAGTGTACAAGTGGTTACTATGCATACGCAATAAATGAATAGCATAGTTTAACTTAGTAGGCTCACAAGTGTATAGTGTATCAAGGTAGATTACATGCCACGCAGGACTACGTTTGAACCAACTGCCGTTGGCAACATCTGAGTAATGTAAGTTTTCTTGATTCTCAATCAGCCAATGCTGGTAAGGTATCAAGTCAAAGAATACTCTTTCACGTGCCGCAGTAATACTCTTGCCGTAGTCTTCTAAGTGAGGACCTTTAGGCAAGCGATGCAAATTAGTGCCCCAGTGTTCAACAAACTCATCAAAGCGAGTTTGTTGCTCTACAGTCAGCAACCATGCACGATATAACTCCGGTGGTGTCATTCAAAGTCAAAGAAGTTGTTGAAAGCCTCTGCGGCATAGGATACTTTAGTCTGCCATCCTAGTACGCCAATAAGGTTTTCAAGTTTGTTATCAATTAGTGTTTCCTCCATTTCGTTTTCTGCGAATGGAAGTTCTTTGAACCATTGCGGTAAGCTCATTTCATCTACGGGATATGCAACACTGGTAAAGTTAAGTGGATTAGATTTAACCTTGCACACAATAACTTTCTGTCCGTCCATGATCTGTAGACTATACTTGTCGCCGTGCATCTTCTTGAGTGTGTTCCAGTTAAGACTTGCACGAACGTGTCCAGGCATGTTAGCTTTGCCTTGCCTATCCTCTGCTTCACGGAACTTGGTTAGGTTGTTAACTCGTTTAGGAGTACCCTTCTGCCAAGCTGGTAGTTGTCTAAAGTGATTACGGAATTCCTCAATGTGCTTGAGTACTTGATCTTCCTTACTACCAGTTAAAGTCTTCTCTAAAACCTCACTAAGGAAGTTCTGAATAAACTCCGGAGTATCACTGCGCTTTAGATCCAAGCCCATGGCTTTAATCTTACCTAGCTTGCCGTTAACATCCATGCGCTTACCTTCTAAATCATAGATAAGAACTGCATAACGCTTTTTAGTAATAAACAAACCTGCACTGGCAACTAGTTCACGACCGCCTTTAATAACACCGCCACGATCCAATGGTACGTGGAATGTATCATACATGAACTGCGGAAAACTATTATTGACTTCTTCTGCGATGTTATCGTAGAGCTTAACTACAGTTTCTTTGTTCCAGGTGATTTCGCCACTGTCAATACGATCTTTGAGTGTAGTATATGCACTAAAGTAACAAGAGTCAGTATCACCATAGATAATAGTATCTCCTGTGTGATCCTTAACACCAGTTAGTACCTCATTGATAGTACCTGCCATGTGTTTAGCAATCTGCCGACCAGTTAGTGTAGTACTTTGTCCAATGCGGATATCAAAGAAGCGGCAACCTGGATTTAGAATAGCACCATACAAACTGTTCAACTGAATCTTACGAACTAGCTGCCGTTTGTCCCAATACTCTTTGTCTGCATCAGTTTCTGCACTCTTGGCTTTCTTCTGCATTTCCTTACGTTCGCTGTACCAACGGGCTAGCAAGCCTGGAATGATACCTTCTGTTTCGTAAGTAAACAATGTGCCGTTAGCTGACAAGATCCAAGGCTTGTTGCTGTCAAAGATTAGTTTCCATACCTCTGCGGCGCTGTAGTGTTCGCTGATACCAGTTTCCCAGTCAATGACTAGTTCTACACCTGGATCACGATTGTGTACTGCTTCGAACTCTCTAGCACCAAACTCGCCTTCCCAACTTTCAGCAAAGCTCTTCTTTTCCTTCATGCGACCTTCAATCAACGCTTGTGTCATACTAGGACGCAACTGACCAATGATTGTTTCTGGCCCCATGTTCAATGCACGAATTGCCGAAGGGTATAGCGAGTTAATGTCAATAGCACCGATCCATTCGTGAATGCCCTTCTTAGGATAAGCAACATAAGCACCTGCGGCCTGTGTTTGCTGATCTTCTGTGCGAGCTTTTCTACTAGGGACAATTAGTCCACGACGGTGGCATTCGTTAATAATAGCCTGTTCAGTAGTAGCAACTGCACCCATTGTAGTCGGAATCAACACTGAGTTTTGGTGTGCAATAACGTTACTAAGATCCAAGAACTGTAGCTTGGCATCCATCTTAACTAGCAAGTGAACGTCTTGTCTGTTATATTCAATGAACTTCTTAAAGTCCTTGTTATACAACTGATCTAGCGTACCTTCGTACTGTGTCTTCTTTTCACCTAGTTCGTATTCACCGATAGCATCTAAACGATAGCTGTGACGTTCTTCATAGGTATACTTGCGATACAGTTCAAGATAGTCTGCATGTACACGACCAACTAGGTCATAGGTAAATTGCTTGTTACCAAACTTTTCATACTCACGCTTCTTAGGATACTGATTCCACAAGCACATCCTGCGAGTATCATCTTTGCTTAGTACTTTGGCAATACGATTAACAGTATAGGGAATATCATAGCCCTCACTGTTCCAACCAGTTAGTACGTCTGCATCTTCAATTAGATCTAAGAACGTATCCAACATGTCTGCTTCACGTTCAAAGATAAATGTGTTGTCAAACTCTGACACTAATGCCTGTGCTCGCTCAACAGTTAGTGTCTTGGGAGGCACCGCTAGTGTAACAGTAGTACCGGTCCAGCCTAGGTGAGCAGTGATAGCAGTAATTGGCATGAATGCATCGTCACTGCTAGAGAAGCCACGCTCTGGATCAAAGTCTACCTCAATGTCGAAGAAGCAAGTATGTAACTTTGGTGCTTCTTTGTCTAAGTAGTTGTCTTCTAAACACCGGAAGATAGGATTAATGTCCGACTCAAACAACTTCTTATCGCTGGCAATCCTACGTTCCTTTTGGAAGTCTTTCCAGGTTCGTGTTATTACTCTTGTACACGGTGTATTAAAGATTGTAGTAAACTTGCCTTTGGGATCACCGTAATAGAAAACATATCGTGCTGGATAGTCTGTGTAGACTCTATTGCCGTCTACACGTTCTACAACGTGGAGGACATCTTTGTCCCTATCATGTAATACATCAACATAACTCATAGATAAACGTTCGCAATTCCTGCAATGTAAATTATAGTAATAATTACCTGCACAACAAGCAGGCTCCACTTTCTCCAGACCCAGCCTAATAGTAGCCAACCGCAGTTGCCTACCATGCTGAACCAAACGTTAGCAGGATAAATGTTATAGCTGGTTAGTATTACACCAACTATGAGAATAATCGTGCTGGCCCATTCCAGCACGAATAGTCTGTCTATCTTCAAAGCTTCTTACCAACAGTCTCTAGGATTGTTTCAAGGTCTTCCATTTCACTCTGTTGTTGAGTAAAGCTGGCCTTGAATGCTGTCTTAACGGCCTTGTTTAGAATAGCTGGCTTAATTTCCAGTTCTTCTGCAATAGCCTTAACTGTGTCGCTCAAGCCGCCTTTAAGGTCGTCAATCTCTTGCAAGGTACGCATACCCTCATTGATCAACTGTGTTAGCTTGGCTTTTTCTTCTGCGTTAAATGTACGATCACTCATTGATTTCTCCTTAGTTAAATTCAATTACGTTAACTTTATCTTTTTAAGTATAGCGGATCATACTGATAAAGTCAACTGATTTTTATTCTACTGATTCAACAGTAGCATTGCCTAGATCAAAACTTACGGCTTGAACCTTATCCCAACGGAAGGCACGCCATTCTTGTTTGTTGACATCAAATACACGTAGGCTTTCTTCACTGACCTTACGTGGTGTTGCACCTTCAGCCAATGGCTTTGGTTGCTGTGCTACTGGAATAGCCGATTCGGCTAGCGTACAGTCCATCTTGCGAAACTCTCCATTTACTTTGGTAAACGAAACACTGACAGTGTTGTTGCGTAGCATTTCGGTTAGCCAGGGCTTAAATGCCTCTAGATCATTCGTTGATGGCATATTCTTTGATAAGTCGTTCATAGTGTTCTTGTCCTTTGTGAATGTTATCGCCGAATGATTCGGCAGCGTTGGCGTCAGCTTTGTCACTGACATATTTGTGGCAAATAAATTCTACGCCTGCTTTCCAGCAAGCCCATGCAATGGCGTAGCCCTCCATGTCAACTAAGTCGGCACCGGGGCATGCGCTACTGTCTGTGACAAAGTTATCGCCTGTGCTTAGATGCAATCCTGGACCACGCAAGGTGATTGGTGTTGATGCAAGCTCTTGCGGAACAAATACACCTGACACAAAATAATCACGTTGGCTAAAAGTAGTACACTTATAAATGCCACCGTGGTCAACAGTGATACCACCTGCTGTACCAAAGTTGAATACTCGCTTAGGCTTGTATCGTTCAATTAATGTTGCCGCAGAAATGGCGGCATTGACTTTACCTACTCCGGTAAAGTAGACGTCGGTTCTCTTCTGAAGTGAAGGAGCCTCGTCTGGCAATGCAATTAAAATAAGATCATTCATTATATTCTATAACCGAATAAAAGTTAATACCTTCTTGTTGTATCTTAGTGCTACCACCTAAGAAAGGTAAATTTACAACGCTAGCATAGTAAATGTTTGATGCCGGAGTACCAAACTTTTCTAACAACTTAGCCACAGCAAGAGCTGTACCACCTGTAGCATTAACATCGTCAATTACACCTACTCTTGTATTGCTGTTAATATCAGCGGTAGCTTTAATGTTAAGGCTTGTAGAAGCATATTCGTAATCAAAGAAATACTCATATGTAGGCGGCGGAAGTTTTCCAGGCTTGCGAATCAAATGCAAGGGTTTGTCTAACTTGTAAGCCACCGGTGCTCCCCAGATAAAACCTCTAGCATCTGGTGCTAGAATACAGTCTATATTAGATTGTAACATATAACTGGCAATGCTGTCAACCGATAACTTAAATGCTTCGGGGATAGAAACCAAACCAGTGATATCACGATACACTACACCATTGCTAGGCCAGTCAGGAATGTTTGGGATTGAGTTTTTAATTATGTCTGTCATAAATGAAAACAGGGACCAATGTGGTCCCTGTTCCTTTACCTAATTGCGGTCAATTAAGCCTGGCCAACCATGCGGCGGCTAACAGCATAGCTAGTAGTACCAACAGTGTTCTTGCGGGTACGAACCTTGTAACCTGCATTACGTAGTTCGCTTACACGAGCACGTAGGTTCTTGATACCGTAGTTGCTAGCTGCCAAAGCAGAAGTTAGTTCACGACCAGTGCCACGTAGGTGGTTGATCAAGAATTCGTTCTGTGAAGTAGTTAGTTTTGTAAATGACATCATATAATCTCCTTAGGATGGTTAAAATTTGCAAACATGTCTGTGTCTGCTAATAATAATTACACCTTAAGCAAACGGGTGCCAATAAAAACGCCAACCAGTTACTCTGATGCTACTTCGACAATAACGTCTGAGCCAACAAGCTCTTGTACTACTGCTTCTAAGTTGCCAACAAGGTCGCCAGCTAGTTCACCCGGAGCACTATGCTCTGAGTCTTTAACTAGCTTGCTTAATTTGATTACAACAATTTCTTCGTGAATCTTTGCCATTGTATACTCCAATTATATAGTAGTATTATTTATTCAACATCCATGCCACTGGTCTGTTTAAGTGTGCCAGTAATTGGATAGTCAACACCAAAAGTAAACGACATTGCATCATCGTCACGATCTACTGCGATAAGAGTATTAGTTTTTGGACGATTCTTTAGGATCATGCGACTTAGTGGAACCTTGATTAGTTCATCAATAGCACGACCCATTGGCCGAGCACCCATTTTATTGTCCCATCCACGTTCGACTAGTAAACCAAACGCTTCGTCAGTTAGATTAATAGTTAGGTGCTGTTCTATTAGTAACTCGTTAAGTTCTGCAATGAACTTTTGAGCTACCATGTGTACTTGATCCTTGCCTAGACGCTTAAAGTTAATAGCGGCATCTAGTCGATTTCTAAACTCTGGTGCGAAGAACTTTTTAAGTGCTTTAGTTTCTTCACCACGATCCTGATTCATGAAACCAATAGTTTCACGTTCTGAAGCTTCTGCACCCAAGTTGCTGGTTAGAATCAAAATAACATTTCGGCAGTCTGCCTTCTTACCGTTTGATCCAGTAATCCATCCACTGTCCATGATTTGCAGTAGTACGTTACTAACTTTTGGATCTGCCTTTTCAATTTCGTCCATGAGCAATACACAATGCGGATTCTTTTCAATCTCGCTGATTAGCATACCACCACCTAGGTTACTATCCTCGAATCCAACATAGCCCGGAGGCGCACCGATTAGTTTACTAACGCTGTGCTGTTCCTGATACTCACTCATATCAAACTTAACAAAGTGAATACCGAGGCTTTCTGCTAGACTCTTAGCAAGTTCTGTTTTACCTACACCGGTTGGTCCGGTAAACAAGAATTGTGCAATAGGTCGTTCTGCTTTCTTCAAGCCTGCTTTACTAATATAGATACGTTCTAGTACCTTGTCAACTGCTTCGTCTTGACCAAACACTCGTTTGCGGATCAAGTTCTCGATGTGGTCGACATTGTCTTCTTTATGTGAGCTAATAAATGTCTCTAGTGGAAGTTTAGTAGTACGACTTAGTTCCATTAAGATAACATCATCGTGAATGTAAGGACCAGTCTTGGCTAGCTTGGTGCGAGTCATAACTGCATCCATTACATCGATGCTCTTATCCGGTTGCTTGCGTTCGTTGACCCATCGTGTGGTTAAATCTACAATAGCCTCGATTTGATTAAAGTTAATCTCTACACCGTGATATGCAGTGTATTGTGGTGCAAGACCTTTAAGAATGTCTATGCACAGGCTACGATCTGGCTCATCTACCACAACACGATTGAATCGACGCATCAAAGCACGATCCTTTTCAAACGAATCACGGAAGTCTTCCCATGTGGTACTAGCAATAACTTTAAATTGTCTACGACTTAGGCCAGGCTTGAGCATGTTAGCCAGGTCGTTGCTATTATCTTTACCAGCGGCGCCTGCACCTGCAATCATATGTGCTTCATCAATAAACAAGATAGCATTTTTCTTCTTAGCTAGTAGCTTAGTGATTTCTTTGAATCGTTCTTCAAAGTCACCGCGATACTTTGTACCCGCCAGCAACGAACTAATGTCTAGACTAAAGATTTCGTGTCCTTTGAGTGCATCTGGAATATCATTAGCAATAATACGCTGTGCAAGACCTTCGACAATAGCAGTCTTACCTACACCAGGATCACCGATTAAGATAACATTGCTTTTTGTTCTGCGACAAAGTACATGAACCATGTCATCTACTTCTTGCTCACGCCCACTCATAACATCTAAGTTGCCGACTTTGGCTTGCTCTGTTAAGTTGACACAATATTCTTTAAGAGCATTACTCTTGGCCGCTCGACGTTCGCTTGGCTCTGCCGAGGATGTACCGAAGTTACCTAGCAATACTTTCTTAGTAACGCCGAAGTTTTTAAGTGTAGTGCTAGTCCAGTTGTTCTTTTCAAACAAGATGCTAGCTAAAACATCAATACTCTTGACTTCGTTTTGTCCGTAAAACATAGCCTGACCAAATGCACGATTAAGCACTCGCTCTAGACTCTTAGTTTCACGTGGTGGACTACCATCTGGTGTTTTGGGCAACTCGTTAGCTATGTATTCTGCAACGTGTGTAGTAATAGCATTAACGTCTATACCTGCATCGTTTAGTGTTTCTGCTAGTGTTTCGTCTTCTAGTAATGCTAGCACCAGGCACTCTAGCGTTAGATATTCACACTGGTATTTGGCAGCAATACCCGCTGCCTGTAACATTACTTCTTTTAAACTGTCTGCTGGATTCACATTCATACCTTTATTTAATTTGTAGTGGTCCCTCTAATTAAACACGTACTTTGGTTTAACTAGTATATTTGCTCTGGAACCATCTTCGAGCAAGTATCCTTTAGAGTATAGCAGACCTTGGCCGTATTTGTCAATTGAAATTTTGTGTTTTCCACGCCAAATAAATTCAATTGATGATCTGCTTATTGCATCTGCGGCTAAAATCTCTGGAGTTAACACCAATCCAGATTCTTCTATAATCAAAGAATCGTTATGGATGTAACATGTAATGATTAATGTAATAGTAGAGCCGTCAGATACTTCTATATCCGGTACTTTAAGAGTTTGTTCATTACCCCATGCAATTTGCCATGCCGGGATGTTTACAGTACATTCAACTATGCGACCTAAGTGGTCGTAAAATTCTATGTCCTTAACTGATTTATCTAATACTTCGCTAGCAGCCAAAGATAATTTAAACGACAGCAATTTAGCGGGTCGTTTGATTTCAATGATAGTAGGTGCGAGTAATAAGGCCTGCTCGTAGGCCTTTCTTGCATCATCAAAGGCGTCAGTACTTCCGCCTTTATCTGGATGAGTTGTCTGTGCTAGTTTGCGCCAGGCGTTAGAAATTACTGACTGGTTGCTGGTTGGGTTTATCCCCAACACTTTCCACGGATTGAATTGCATACTTGTCTGCAACCTCCTTAGCTTTGGTAATTTCGAGCTTTAGCTCATCTGCTTCTTCCTGCGCTTTTATAGCGGCGGCAACTGCCTGCTCGTGTGCCTTAGCTGAAATCTTAGCTAGGAATTTCTTCTCTGTTTCGATCTGCGCTTCCCATCGCATAATCTCACGCTCTGACTCTGCAATCAGCGCATTGCTTTCCATGAAAATGGATTTAAGGGTGTTTGCAGTTACTTGCTCAAATTTATTAAACCATGACATTGTTCTGTCCTTACTTGATAGCGTCTAAAACTTCTTTTTGCTTAGTATGCCACTCGATCCACGAATCTACTTTGAGTTTACATTCGTGATACAATCCGTAGTTCTTAACAACAACTTTCATCATCTCACTGAGATTTTCTTCAGTAGCTTGGACTTTGTCGAGGTTAGCACAAGTAATTAGCAAATCCTTTGGAGCATCCGGAAACTTTACAGTCACTGGAACAGGTGTTGCACAACCTGTTAGACCCAATGCAACTAGTAGTATTAACTTCTTCATTTCTTAGTCTCCTCTGACTTTATAGGATTGGTAGCGGCATCGTTGTGTAGTATCGGAACTTTTGGATCTA